CAATTTAACGTTAAAGTACCTTCTCTATTTGAAGGCAATTCTGAATTTAAAGGAGCTAATTTAAAAATCAACGTTGGTTCTCCAGCTGTCGATAAACTTTTAACATCAACAGATAATCAAGGTACAGTTGCTTGGAAATCTATTACAGAGATACAAGCTGGTGTTCCAGTTGGAACTATAGTTCCAATTTTATCTTCTATTTTCAATGATTCAAATAATTTTGATAAAGGTTTTAATTTACCAAACTCTACTTCACCAATAGAAGTTTATTTTGGTAGAGGTAAAAACAATTATAGAGGATGGTACCTGTGTCACGGAGAAAATTGGATTAAACCAAATACAACTAATACATTTGAAGTTCCAGATTTATCATCTTTTACATATCACATCGATGCTAATCCATCAGGAGCTGGCCAAGGTGTTGCTGATAAAACTGACAATGTACAAACTATTGTGGGCGGAAGCGATATGACAATGATTGCGACTTTTGCAGGTAGCCAGTACAGTATTATATCTTCATTTGACACATCATCGGTTTCTATATACAATCCAAGTTCAGGTGGAACTCAGCTTGAAATGCAAAGATTTATATATGTTGTATTTTTAGGTGAAGATGATTTATATTGGCAAGATAATGGAACAATTGCTGGTAATAATTCTGACTTAGTATTTAATAACGTAACCTTTAAATATGCGGATAATAATGTTATAACGCCAACCCAAACACTTATTCCTTCTAATTTAGGATCTTCTAGTTCTGGTGGAACAGCGATGGGTACACTAGTAGTACCAGGAAACAATCCATCATATAATGATTGGAATTCTGTTTATAACGCAGGCTCATGGACTCAATCTACGTTAGATGATGCTTGGAAAAATCCAAGTTTACAATACTGGACAGGAGCAGCTGGAGAAGATGTTAAATTATATACAGATACGAATTTAAATTCATTCGTAGCTCAAGGTACTTGGATTAAAAATAGTTATTTAAGATTTGTTAAATCTTCAGATGGTAAAGTATTTGATAATGGTACAGGATTCCAAGATGGAGACGACGCTATGACAATATTAGTAGTTAGTAATACGCATTCGGGCGGTGGTACCACAGGTACTTCATTAATAAATACTAACTTTACTTTAAATTCAAGTGTTACTGCTCCAACGTGGAAAGGATCAGCAACTTATGCGTATCAATGGCAAATTAGTACAGATAATGTTGCATGGTCTGATATTTCAGGTGCTACTTCAGCTAGTTTAACAACTACTCAAGCCGGAACAGGTACAGTATATTATAGAGTAACTGCAAAAATAAATGAGCCTGGAACAAACGGTGTTGGTAAATCTTTTTATGCTACTACACCAATTACAATGACATTTCTTGGAAATACAATTTCAGGAAATACCGTAGTAAATTGTTCTACACCAACTGTTGCTACTGGCTATATTACAGTAAATGTTGCACCAGCTACTATTAAATACTCAACAATAGGTGGATATTCATCTAATAACTGTTATTGCGATAGTTCTTTAGATATACAAAACGTAGGATCTTATTCGACATATAAATCGGATGAACAACAGGATGAACAACCAATAACAATATCAAATGTTGGAACTTATTCGTTTACTCTAAGTGCAGCTGGACCATCATGTAGTTTATGCGGAAGTTGGGACACTAGAATTCAACTTCAATAAAAATTAATTAAAAATGAACTTTATTAATTCAATCTATAATTTTTTAAAAGGCTTAAATAAGAATACTATTATTTTTATTTTAGGAGCTCTATTTGTCTTATTGTTTTTAAAACAATGTAATGATAAAACAAATCTAAAGACTGAATTGAGTCAAGTTAAAATTGAAGCTGAAAGAGCTCATAATAATTATGTAGCTGCGCAAGATACTATCAAATATTATAGAGCTGAAAACGGCGGATTAATAGCAGAAAAAAGGGCTTTTGTTTTTACTCAAGAAGAGTTTGAAAAAAACTACAAAGATCTTAAAGCTGAATATACAGACGCTTTAAATTTGGGTAAAAATTTAAGTAAACAAAATGTTTTATTAAAATCACAGATAGAGATTTTATCTACTATTAAACCAGAAGGTACAGTAGCTCAACTTAACGATTCATCTGCATTTATTAATTTTACTAAGTTTGATGATTTTGGAATGGGTAATTCTAGAACATTTACAGGTAAAGCTAAAGTTTTATATTTTGATAAAAAATTCTTATTAGATAGTACACAAACTCAATTTGATATTAAGCAAAACATAAAATTATATGCATCTATAGACGAATCTAAAGGATATAAAGAAGTTAAAATGGCATCTTCATATCCTGGTTTGAATGTCTTAGATATTGAAAATATAAATTTGATAAATAATAAACTGAATGAAGTTCCTAAAAAGAGAGATCGTTGGGTTATGGGAGTTGGAGTTGGTTATGGTGTTTCTTTAGTAAACGGATCAACTTTAAGTTTATCACCATGGATTGGCGCATCTTTACTATGGACACCTAAATGGTTACAATTCGGAAAATAATAAATAATATAAATGGCTAGATCATCAAAATTTTTAAGATTAGATAAAGACGTATTGCTGGAATTCATTTACCATGATCAGTCTAATCCTGCTTTGTCTACTATTGAAACTGATAATAATGGAAGCCATATTAAATTTTTAAATACGGTTGACGGAGATAATACAGCGTCAAGATACTTAATTCACGAATTGGGTGGAGATGTTGTAAATTTTACTGTAGATGTTTCAGGTATTTACATTGCTGTAAACAATTTTTCTAGAAGAGAATTACAATTACAAAACGGTAAAACATACGAGTTTGATTTATCTAACTTGGCAACACCTTCTAATTTTTCTATTAGTGCAGGTGGTAGTTTTACTATAATTGGTTCTAAAGCTATTTATGTTCCTAATACAAATGGAACTTATTCATATTCATATAGTGTCGGTGCAACTGCGTATTTGGGTGGTTCAATTATAGTAAGTGATAAAGCTAATCCTTTATTTGCAACACCAGATCAAGAAACTGGAAATACAATTAAGACCGGAACTGGTGAAGTTGGTAGATATTACGCAGTAGAATACAATACTGATGGAACTAAATTTGCATTATTAGACAATACATTAGGTTACTTAGCTACTCAAAATTGGAATGGTAGTACATCTATTTCTAATGAAGTTATTGCAAGTAATTTAGTTAATTACGATACTATAAGATTGCACTTAAGAACTGGATTTTCATTCTCTAATAGAGGATATGAAGGTTTCTTATTTCAAGTAAAAGCTAAAAGAAATTCAGGTGTTTACAACTACTTTACTTCTTTAGCATATTTAAATTATTCAAACTACGAACTTCAAAATCCAACACCTTTTGTTTTAGGAGGAGTTGCATTTTCTAAATTCATTGAAGTTAAAGTACCTTCATTAGTTGACATGTATGATAATACATTAAACTTAGATTTTGAAGAAGCTTTCTTTGGAACTCAAGGTACACAAGATGCTTTAAATCCTACTTCTAATTATGAAATAGTTTTTAAATTAATCGACAGTGTTTATGAAGTTAATAATGTAAAATACGTAGATGCTGCTGAAGTTCTATTAGTTACATTAGCTCAAGAAGATGAATATCAAGATATTTCGGCTGTTATTGAAGAAGCAGCAGATGGAGATTACTTTAAAATCTACGGATTAAAAGATGGATCTATTGATAATTTTGCTAGATATGTAAACCTAAGACATCAAACTTCAGGAGATGATATTACAGTATTTCATGATATAGAAGTTTTAGAACAATCTGGAAATACGTTTAATCAAACTTCAAATGTAACTTATGCTCAAGTAGATAATTTAGACAAGCCTATTTTATTTAGACCTATTATACAATCTGCTAATATAGCAAATTCTTTTTTAATTAATTATACGTTAAGAATTTATAACGAAACAGATAATACTCAAATCGTAAAGCAAGCTTCTTTAATTTATAAGAAACCTAGCAAGTACGCTAAGAGAATGATTCAATTGAATAATGTTTTAGCAACTACTAAAGTTTACAATAAAATTGCTAGCACAGCTGCGAGTTCTTCTATTAATAATTTTGTTAATTCTATTAGACCTTCGGTTGGTGAAACTAAATATGTACCAGTTGCAGTAAATACAACTAATATTAATGTATCAAGTACAAACGTACAATTAGATGGAGCAAACGTAACTGCTTTAAATAATATGACATATTACGGAATGGGTCAGGGTTCTATAACTCTTTCTAAAGTTTCAGATAATTTTATTAAGTTTAGAATTGCACAATTAGAAGCTGATACTTTAAAAGAAGTTTCATTAGTAAATGCTGAACAAATAGAATTGATCTTAAAAAGCGGAAACATTGAACAAATCATATACGCAGATCCTACATTCCCAAATGTAGATATGGGTAAAGGTGAAGTTTTATTTAAAATTGATAAATCGGTTGCAACAAGATTTGATCAACCAGATGCTAATATAGCAAGCGATACATTTTACATAAATATTAAAAATGGTTCAACATCATCTATGTTGTATCACGGAAAAGTAAATATCATATAATGATTTTAAATAGTAGAAACAATTTATTTAACTTTAAGTTACCTAGGACTTTTATTCCTAAGGAAGTTGCTGACAAATATAAAAAATATTTAAACAGAATTCCTGGCAATTTAATAACTGAGCCTATTGACTTTGTTAATTATTCTATTCAAGGTATCAATTTACCTGGTTTAAGTTTTGATCCTATTAGTCAAAATAATAATGATGGTACTACTAGATATTTTAGAGGTGCAATACCTATTCAAAATGTAATTGATAGAACATTTACTATTAAGATGCAAATGTTAGATGGTTATATCAATTATTGGATCATGCAAGATACTCTTTTGTATTATTATTCAAAGGCTGTTAAAGAACCTTATACATCTGATTTAAAATTACAAATTATGGATGCAGAAGGAATTCATCTAGTTTCTGCAGTGTTTGAAAAACCAATATTACACCAAATTTCAGAGATTGATCTAAATATGAGTTCTAATATTGCCGAGTTTGATACTTTCGAATTATCATTCACATATAATAAATTTAATATCGAACTAGAAATAGATTAATATATAGGATATGAAAACATTTGTACAACACTTAGAAGAGCAAAAAGTAACTGGTTCAGAATGGACTTTATTACAAGAATCTTTAACTTCTGAACTTACTCCAGAATTAGAAGAAAAAATAGATAGAGCTATTGATGAATTTATGGCTCAATATACCAATGAAGACGGTATCGTTGAAATCGCAAGATTTAATGAAGACGTTACTAATGAAGGTTTCTTAGGATCTATTTTAGGCGGTTTAACTGGTTTTGCATTAGGAACTTCAGTTGGTAAAATAGTTGCTAAAGCTTTAGGTGTACAATCTGGTATTTTATACGATTTACTAACTTCTAGATTAGTTGGAGCCGCAGTTGGTTCTGCTCTTGGTACTAGATTCTAATTCATTTAATATGAACATAGTCGCTATTGACTTCTCACTTAATTCACCAGGTATTGTAATTTCAAAAAAGGATTCAGTTCACTTCATATCTTATATTAAAGATGGAATTGGAACTAAAGCTGAAACTAAAATGAATGAAGAACTTGCTTTATGTAAAGACATCTCTTTTAAAATACAACCAACTTTTACAACTTCAAAAGACTTTTCTGAAAAAGAAATATCTAAGCTTCAACGTTTTATAACAATGGCTAAAGATATGATTGAAATGATTCAACCCCATATAGATCTTAATGAACCTATTGTTTTTGGGTTTGAAGGAGTTTCTTATGGTTCAGGCGGAGGTGGTACAAACAATCTAATTGATTTAGCAGCTGCTGCAGCTATCTTTAAATATTCTCTTCTTTTGTATTATAGAGATTATAAAGTTAACATTGTGACAGTTGCTCCTACTACAATTAAGAAACATGCAGGCAACGGTAGACTCAAGAAAAGAGAATTGTGGGATGTATTTGTTGAAAACCAACTTAATGATTCTTTATTAAATGAAAATTCTGTGTGGGGCTTTGCCAACAACCTTAAAATTGGGGCCAAAGTTCCAAAGCCCTTTGATGACATAATAGACGCTTATTTTTTAGCGTCATACCTTAAGGCCCTTTAAAGTTTTAAACCCTTCCCATAATAACCTTTCACCGACGCTAAAGAACTTAACTTATATAGGTTTGGCCCAGGTTTGTTTCAAAAAAAGTAAAAATAATTTAAAATAAATTAAAAAGAAACAAAATAAGGTTGAGATATATAAGATAATATGATTCTTAATAACTACATTCAAGCACAAGAAATGACAACAACAGATCATTTTGATTTACACAATGTCTTAAATAAGATGGTGTTAATGGATAAAATTTCTCAAGAAGAAATGGATAATCTCTTAACTAAATCAGGTTTAACTAAAATAGAAACCGGTGTTTTCAAAGATGAAAATGGTGCAGTGTTGACAATGAAGGTTTTGAAACAGTAATTTTTTATCATATATAAAAGGTATAAACAGTCTCACGAAGAGGCAAACTAAACAATTTAAACGTAATTAAAGTATTAAAGACATGGCAGAATTTGACATTTTCAATCTGAGTGTAACCGATGTTGACACTCACGAAACCGCAACAGCATCATCTACAAATGATGTTTACAAACCAACAGCCGATCAAGGCAAAGACGGAACTTACAAAGCACTTATTCGTTTTGTTCCAAACCCAGCAAATCCACGTAATTCATTAGTTAAAAAGTATGTACATTGGTTGACTGACGCTTCAGGCGAAGGTAAACTAGTTGACTCTCCAACTTCTATTGGTGAAAAGTGTCCTATTGCTGATGCATTTTTCAAACTACGTAAGTCTGATTCAGCAGTAGATCGTAAAATGAGTGAGAAATTAAAAAGACGTGAACAATATTACGCTCTTATTAAAGTAATCAAAGATCCTCAGTTCCCAGAAAATGATGGTACTTACAAAATCTTCAAATTTGGTTATAAAATCAAAGAGAAAATTGATGAAGAATTAAAACCAGCATTCGGTGAACCAACACAAGTATTCGATTTATTCGAAGGTAAAAACTTTGAATTGATTATTACTCGTCAAGGTGACTATAATAACTATGACAAATCTAAATTTTCAGCTTCTAAAAGCGCAATCAGCGTTGATGGTAAAACAGCTGAAAAAACTAAAGAGGTTATGTCAGCTATCAAGGCAGAATTAGACAAAGCTCCATCATTAGAGCCTTATGAGTACAAACCATGGGACGATGAAGCAAGAGATTTTGTTAATTCAATCTTACGTCAGTATTTAAATCCAGGTTCAGCAATGGACGAGATCGTTAATACTAAGAAAGCAACAACTAAAGCTACAGCAGCTGCAAAAGCACAAGAAAGTTCAGATGATTTCGATTTCGATACTACATCTGCACCAGCAGCAAGCGCTACAACTTCAAGTGTTGATTCTTCAGACGATTTAGATGCATTCTTGAATGACCTTGACATCTAAAATATCAGAACAACTTAAAGGTAGAATTAAATTATTAGTTAAGCAAGTTATTACTAAAGAACATGCTCAACCAAATAAACATACTCTAAAAGACATGCCAGGGCGAATAACTCTGGCATGCCCTTATTGTGGCGATTCAACAACAGATGATAATAAGAAGCGTGGCAATCTTTATTGGGCTACGCTTCAATATCACTGTTTCAATTGTTCACATCACACTGACGTATATGGTCTTTTAAAAGATCACGGCATTAGATTAAATACAGATGAGACCATTGAAATCATCGATTATGTTAAAGAACATAAATTAGAAACTCGTGATGTAGAAGTTTTACAACATGGTATCTTTGCTAAAGTTTTAGAAATAGCACCAACCAAACAAGAGCTTAGACAAAAATTAGGATTTGTCGATATAGAGCCAGGCGATCCAGCTTTCTTTTATCTAAGAAAGAGATTATTATCAAATAAATTAGAACATTTCATGTATTCGCCTAAAGATAAAAGGCTTTACATTTTAAATATAGGACCAGAAGAAAAGGTTATAGGTATGCAATCTAGAACTTTGGTCAAATCTACAAATAGTAGATATTTAACATACGACTTAGGCAAGCTTAAAGAATGGCTAGGCACTCCTTTAGAATTAACAGAAGAAGAATTAGTTCCTATTAACAAAATGTCAACATTGTTTGGTATTATGCAAGTTAATATGATGATTCCTGTTACGATCTTCGAAGGACCATTAGACAGATTATTCATGCATAATTCATTAGCATTAGCTTCAGCTCACAGAGACACTGAAGAATTAGATGAAATACCAACCATCAGATACATGTTTGATAATGATGAAACTGGCAAAAAGAAGATGATGCAAAAGCTTAAAAAAGGCAAAGGCGTATTTACTTGGAATAAATTTCTAACCGAAAATAAGTTAGATACATATTCTAAACAAATAAAAGACTTAAATGACTTGGTATTAGTTGCTTTTCAAACAAAGAGCAAATGTCTAAAAGAATTAGAAACTTATTTTAGTGATTCACAATTAGACGCATATTACCTATGATTTTAGAAAGATTATTACAAATGGTTGACGAAGAACTAGAAGATTTTCAAAATGAAAAAGAAAAAAGAAAGGGTTTAAAATCTCTTGTCGATTTTACTTCTACGAGCACGCAATATGATGGTAACGCTTTGGGATTTGAAATTAAACCAAAGTTTAAACAAAAGGTAAAATCTTCTGTTTATATTAAAGAAGACAAGAACAAGCGCTCACTATTTTAAAAAGTAACACATGCAAGATACACCAATATCAAAGGTAGTTAATAAAGTTGTACAATTAGACGAATTATTCGGCACACAACGACTATCATGGACTAACAAAATCAAAGATTTAGCTGAAGATTTAAAACATGGAGAAAACTTACATGAAGTTGCTTCATATACTTTAAGTTATAGGCAAATATTGGTTGAAAACATTGCATCTGTTTCGTCTAAGATCAGAACTAATAAAGCTAGAGTAGACAAAAACTTTAAAGAAGCATGGATTCGTTACTATCAATACGAATACAAATTAAACGATAAACAACGCGAGAAATTCATAGAAGCTGATATGGCTGAAGACCTACAAGTCCAAGATTTATTAGTATCTCACAAAGAATTTTTAACAGCGTCTATCAAAACTCTTGATAACATGGGCTTTGCAATAAAGCAGCGTATGGATATGAAGCAGATTTAAAAATATCTAATATGTTTTGGTTCTAACCCTAACAGAGGATAACAGATTTTTAAGGATTGATGAGGCTAATGAACTTGAGTTAGAGCAATTAAACATTTCACTAACAAAAAGAATTGATAGTTGGAGATTTAATCCACTTGTAAAGCGAGGCTTATGGGACGGTTATGTTTCTTATATTAAAGATGACAAATGGATTCCAGTAGGTTTATGGCGATATGTCATGACGCTTTGCAAAGAATATAGATTCGAATTAAAAGTTAATGGTATCACAAGACTTTTTGATCCTAACATTACCATGGAATCTTTCGAGGCCTGGGTTAATGATTTCTTTAATGGATCAAAGATGGTTCCAAGGGACTATCAAGTAGAAGCAGCTTTCAACATACTTAAATTTAAAAGATGTTTAGCAGAATTAGCTACATCAGCAGGTAAGACTATGATTAGTTTCATGGTCGTTTCATATATGCTTGAAAAACAAAAAGCAACTAAGATTTTATTTATAGTGCCTAACGTATCTTTGGTGGTTCAAGCTACTGAAGATTTTTACGAGTACAATTGGCAAAATAGAGTTAAGATCAAAGTGCAACAGATATATGCTGGTCAAAAATTAAAACCAAATGCAAATATTGTTATAGGTACGTATCAGTCACTTGTTAAAAAAGACAAAGATTATTTTGATGAGTTTGACGCAGTTATCGTCGATGAAACACACAAAGCTAAATCACAATCTATTAAAGACATTTTAGCTAAATGTAGAAATGCACATTATAAATTCGGTCTTTCTGGTACTTTGCCAAAAGACGGTACGCTTGATAAATTAACTTTAATGAGTCAAACTGGCCCAGTAATTACTGAGGTTAAGGCTTCATTCTTGCAAAAAGAAGGACACATTGCAGGTTGTAAAGTTAAAATCATTGAAATGGATTATGCTCCAGAATCAGCTAAAATTGCCTTTCAAGAATTGGCTCAAAATAAATACGAAAGTAAAGATGTTTTTCAACTTGAACAAAATTATGTGGTTAACAATCAAGCACGTCTTGACTTTGTTGTGTCTGTTATATCCAGAATTCCAAGGAATTCTTTGGTACTTTTCCATAGAATCGAACATGGCAAGAAAATATACGACGCCCTTAGACAGAATAGCGATAAAAAAGTTTATTACGTCGATGGCTCTACAGACACAGATATTAGAGAAGAACATAAAAAGAAGATGGAAAACGGTGAAGAAATCGTTATTGTAGCTTCTTATGGTACATTCTCAACAGGTATCTCTGTTAAGAAAATTCACAACATCTTTTTCACAGAGTCGTTTAAATCTGAAGTAATTATTAGACAGTCTATTGGTCGTGGTCTAAGACAACACGAGTCTAAAACAGATGTACTTATTATAGACTTTGTAGATAATATTTGTACTTTAGAATGGGAAAACTATCTATATAAACATGCCCTTGAAAGACAGCGTATATACAGACAGGAGCAATTTGAATATGATATTAAGAAAGTCAAATTCGAAGGAGATATATAATTAACATAATAACTTATTAAAAAATAAAAAAATAATATGTCAGTACAAAAAATTTCATCATTTAAGTCCTTTACTGAGGTTAAAAACCAATCAAAGGCAGCTCAACTTCATGAAGAAGGTAAAGCCAAAAGAGCAGAAATAGTATCTAAAATCGGTGCAGCTCTTGAAGAAATGGGTGTTACTTCACTACAAGAATTAGATGAAGAAAAAAGAAATGCCTTAGTTGCTAAAATCTTTAATGAAGATGAAGCAGAAGAAATTGAAAAAGATATTGTTAAATTAGGTGAACCTAAAAAAGAAGATCCTAAAAAAGGCGAAGAATTAACAAACGAGGCAGTTATCAATGAAGGGACAAGATCTCAAATTGGTAAAATTGACAAGTCAGGTAAAATTGTATCAACTTATGTACATTATGATGGTTATCCAGAAAATATGGTACCATTATTGAAAAATTACAAAGACACTAAATCAGTAGATCAATTATTAAAATTAGGTAAAGCTGGTATTTCATACTTAGATGCTAAAATTGGTGATAAACCAATGGATTTCAGTAATCCAGAAAAAGGCGTTACTTTATTTTACGGAAGAGATAGAAATGAAAAAGGTGACATGACTACTAAAGCAGACGTTAAAAACGTAGCTAAGTATTTGAAAGGTGTTGCAAACCAATCAGGCGCAGAATATGCTTATTTATACGATGAAAGAGACGGTAAATGGTACATGGCTGACACATACGAAGATAAAGAATTAAAACCAGTTGCAGAATCTTTATTAACTGAAGGTAATGCTTTTGGAGCTGCAGTTACTAAAGCTAAAGAAGCTGGAGAAAAAGAATTTGAATTTGACGGTAAAACTTACAAAGTTAAAGAAGATAACGCATCTGAATTTGACGTAATTGATGATGTATTCGAAGCAAACTATAATGTTTCTAGATCAGCTATAGGTAGAATGGGTGGTTTAGTGCCAATTAAAGAAATGAATTCTTTGATAGATTGTTCTAAAGCAGTTATTGAAGATCTATATGAAGAAGGTTTTGAATTAGATGAAATCATCGGTTACATTGCATACAGAATCAATGATAAATTTGAAGGCGTGTATGAATCAGCATTAACCGAAGGTTCACACGGAATGGCGACCAAATTACTTCAAGCTATTGTAGATGGAGATTCTTCTAAAGCAGAAGGTGTTAAAATGTCAAAAGAATTAGCACAACACGCCATAGATTGGATTAAAACTTCTCCATTTGGTAAAAAATACGGAAATTTACCGTTGTATATGTTAATTAAAGCATCTATTAACTGGGGTATTGAAAGAGGTTTAGATTCAAGCTTAAAAGCTGAATTAAAATCTTTAGTAAATTCTTTAAAAGAATCTACTGAATCAATCGAAAGCGATGACGTAAACGAAGCTAGATCAATTAATAAAATCCAGACAGAATGGACTAAAGTTACTAATGCAATGAAAGACACTGCAGCTAGTTGGAAAGCAGCTGAAGGTGATGCAAAAACTGCATTATTAACAACTTTAAAAGAAATGACAGCAAAAAAGAAAGCTCTAGAAGCTGAATTAGATGCAGTTGTTTCAGATAAAGACAAAGACTTAGAATTAGCAATGGAATCTTTAGACGTTAATGAAGGTTTTGAAGTTCATTACTCAGATGGTGTAAGAGCATTCAAAAAATTCGGTAACCAAAGTCAAGCTATGGCTTTTGCAAAAGACTTAATCAAAAATAAAAAAAGTTTACAATTCGTAGATGTTTTTAATGCAGGGTCAGGATTTCACTCAACATCTGATACAAATGCTATCGTAGCATTTTGGGGAGATGGTTCTTACACAGACAACGTTTCTAAGAAAGATGCTAAATTAGCTGCTAAAAAAATTCAAGAATCAGTAGAATTTAATGAAGAAGACATCAAGTCTGATGATCAATTTAAAGAATACGCAATGACAGTTTTAAAAGATGCATTCAAAGATGAATTCGATGAAGCTAAAGCAAACGATGTTATCAAAGGAATTCTTGGTAAAGTTGATGGCGATTACGGCGCAGCTATCGGAATGTTAACAAGTTCTTTAGGAGAATCAGTTACAAATGAAGCTACTGTTGAAGTAGATGCTACAGACCCTAAAGATAAAAACTTAGCTAAATTATTAAAGAAACACAATGTTACTTTAGAAGTAATTAACAAAAAGGGACCATCGGGTTATCCAGAAGTTAAATTAACTGGAGATACTAAAGATCTTAAAGCAGTTTTAGCAGATGACGAATATGGCTGGGACGATGAAGATCTTGCAGATTATATTGAAGAATCAAACACTGAAAACTAAAATATCTATAAAATTAAAAAGACCCAATTAATCTTGGGTCTTTTATATTTCTCCTAATATGAAAACACTTTTAAACTACACAGAGTTCCTTATTGAAAAATGGAATCAACAATATCCAGACATTATCTTAGAAGGTGGAGCAGCAGGACACATGATGCATCCATTTGATGATGAAACTCTTACATTTGGTGAAATCAAACACATTATTGATGGTGCTTTAGAAGGTCGTTTAGATTTCGAAGCGGCTCCTACTGAAAAAACAGACGGACAAAATGTATTTGTTACAGTTAAGAATGGTCAAGCAATGTTCGCTAGAAATAAGGGACAGATGAAACAACCGATAGATCTTAATGGAATCACACAGATGTTTCAGGATCATCCATCAACCGGCGTTAGAGATACATTTACGTTCGCTGCACAAGATTTGGCCAGCGCGTTACAATCACTATCTACAAAGGATCAACAAGAATTTAATGATGGAACCTCATTTATGAATATGGAATTAATTTACTCTGGTAATTCAAATGTAATTGCTTATGGTAAAGATGTTATTCAATTTCACGGCATGGTTCATACTGATGGAGAAGGTAATCAAATAGGTTCTGATTCTAAATTAGCTGGTAAAATAGCAAACGCATTAAAATCAGTTAATTCACACGTACAAAAAACATTTGAAATCATTCCACCTCAGGAATTACAAATAGGTAAATCAATTGACTTTGAAGAAAAGAAAGGTTATTTCTTAAATAAGGTTAATGTTTTACAAAAAAGATATAACTTACAAGATACTGAGCCAGTTTCTAAATATCACGAAATGTGGTGGAAAGAACTTATAGATAAAGACTTTTCAAAATTAGATGAAATTGACAAAGCAGGTTTAGTACAAAGATGGGCATTCAATGACAAGAAAACTTTAAATATTAGAGATCTTGCAAAGAAAATGGATCCAACAGAATATAAAGCATTTCAAAAATTTGACAAAGAAGACTCAGTTAAAAAATTTAAAGAAAACATTTTACCATTTGAAAACTTATTCTTAGAATTAGGTTCAGTTGTATTAAAGAATGTTTCTAATCTTTTGGTTGCTAATCCAGCTCAAGAAATGCAGAGACTACATACACAAATTAAAACAGAGGCTGATAAAATCAAACAAAACGGAGATTTAACTCAATTAGCTAAAGTAGAAAAGGAATTGGCTAGATTAGATTCTATCGGTGGTATTGATTCTATCGTACCTTCAGAAGGCTTAGTTTTTCAATATAAAGGTAAATTATTTAAGCTTACTGGAACATTTGCTGCCATTAATCAGCTTATGGGTATTATAAAATACGGAAGATAAATAAAATAAATCTATAAATATTTTCATATATCAAATAGATTTAGTATATTTGTAAAACAAAAATAAGAAAAATGGCATTACAAAAATTAAGAGATTTTTATCAAGGTACTAATCCCAATACATTTAACGATATGTTAAAATCAAGAGTTGTTGTAACTGAAAAGATTGCAGGAGCTTCATTTCATGTTAGAAGAGCAATGGAAGGTTTTGAGTATTTCAAATCTGGAAATAACGAAGCTATGAATATCATAGATAGAACGTTAACTTCAGTATATGAAAATGCCATTAAACACTTTCAAAGTTTAACATTAAACGAGAAAAATCAAATGCCAAGTGATTGGAAGTTTGGATTTGAATATTTACCAGAATCTAACATGTCTTCTGTTGAATATGATTCAACGCCTTTCAATTTTATGATATTAACACACATTCAAGTTTTAGGAACTAATGGCAAAGCTAAAAAAGTTTTAACAGATCCTAAAATTTTAAAAGAATGGGCACAAAAACTACAAGTACAAGGACCATCAATCATTTTCGATGGTATGTTAAATGAGGATCAAAAGAGAAATTTAGTGACATTGCTTTCAATGTCAAACGAATCATACGCTAAAAGATTTGGAAATGAAGCGTTCACCAACCACGTTTACAAATTATTTAATCCAGGAGCTTATAAAACCATTTTAAATGAAGATTTAATCAAACCGATTGATGGTTTAATAGTCTCTTTCGTAGATTCAACACAAATTAAAAGTTTTAAATTAGAAGAGTTTAAACCAGCTAATGAAGCTGAAACTTCCAACAGAGAAGCAAGTCACATGTATCAAATTACAATGGTTGATTTGTTAGAATTCTTTTCAACAGTAGACCTAGATAGTATTGAGCTTTTAGAAACAGCTTCAGATAAAAGATATATTGAGTTGATTTCAGCAATGTACAATTCGTATGTTAAAGAAAATGCTACTAAATATGTAGGAGTTGATTTTGGAGCAGCTGATTTTTCTAAATCTGCATTATTCAATATCAATACAAAATATATTGACAACGAAAAGACATTAGAATATTTAGAAAATCCAGTCTTAGCAGAACTTTATAAAATTATGTTAAGCTCTTTTTCTAAAAAGAAAATAAAAGAATCTGCTCTGCTAAATTCAAATATACTAGAACAATTAAATCAAATCATTGACGTAATTGAACAAAAAGTATTTGTAGAAAACGCAGATGAAAATGCAATTCACAACTTCAATAATTTCTTAATGCACAATAAGATTTCTGCTAGTAAAACTAACATGAACGAAGCATTAAAAATTAATTATTCAGAACAAGGTAAAGAAAAAGTAAATATGTTTGTTGGTAGATTCCAACCATTTACTCTTGGACATGCTAAAGTTTTAGAAACAATCCACAAACAAAATGGTTATCCAGTCGTAGTATTTTTGGTTAAAGCTGCAAAGGCTCAAAAAGACGATGCTGTTAAAAGACCGTTTGATACAGAAACACAAATTCAAATGTTTATGCAAGTGCAAAAACAATATCCTTTCTTAAAAGAGATTTTTGTAATTCCATCAGCTGGTATCGATTTGATGTTTAATGAAATGAGACCTAAATATGAACCAGTTTTATGGGGAACAGGCACAGATCGTTTCAAAACTTATGGCTATCAAGTAAACAATGACAAATATAGAGATGAACTTGGTGTTTTGCCAGAGTTTGGTTTATATGAGATCAAAAGAGACGATGAAGATATTTCAGCAACTAAAGTTAGAGAAGCTTTATTAGCTAATGACAAAAAGACTTTTGACAAAATGACACCAAAAGCTTTAGGTCCTTTATTTAATGAACTTAAACAAAAGTTAGAAACTTCATTAAAGATTTCAGAAGCTATTGAAACAGAAGCAAGTACAGATGTATTAACCTTTGAACAATTTAAATTAAATACTAATATTATTAAATAATATAATGGCAATAACACCCGGAGATATTAGAGCAAGATTTCAAGCTGAATTAAATAAACAAAACGGAGCAATAAACGAATCCAAATCGGGTGATGAAAGCGCTTTGATTAATTATCTAAGACCTATCTTTGATAAACAAGGATACGATGGTAAAATAGAATCAGGTAGAAGACCTAAACATTTAAGATATATGTTAGGAAAATCTGTTAATGATTCATTAGATCATATCAATTCAATTCTTAAAAAAGAATTGAATAACTATTCAATAGATGCAATTTCACCTAAAGATTATAAAGCAGGATCATATTCAGGTACATATTATACATATTTAGTTACTTTGCAAGATTCAGTTACCATTAAAGGTATTGAATATCACGCTGGTTTACAATTTCATATTGTAAACGATGACGTTCCTAATGGATCATTCACTTCTAAAATTCTAACTCCTTCTGGATTAGGCTTACCGCCATCATATTTAAATAAAGGTCAATTAGTTGAATTGACAAAAAAAGCTGTTCGTTCTAAATTTACAGAACAAGATAATATTGTCGGTTTATTAACATCAATGGTTGATGATGTAGCTGGACATTCATCAAAGCATAGTTTTGAATCTGCAGGCCATGTAGATACTTTTGAAGAAACTATTAAATATTCACCAAATACTGCAGGATTTGTTGCTAAATTTGATCCATCTGATTTAAACACAGTTGGTAAAGATTTTGGTGAAATTCTTGGAGCTATTTATATGATGAATGCGTGCGGCTATGAAAAAGGTGTTGAATTTCCAATTGGAAATAATCCACTTGTAGATTTTTATATAGACGGATACGGAGTATCTTCTAAATATAAATCAGGAGCTGCACCGACATTGACTGGAATTATTAAAAATGTAGATTCAGATCAATTAACTACACAACCCCAAAGAGAACTTTGGCAAATTTTTAATACAGTTGAGAGTAATAAAGTATCTGCAGGATATTTAGCAATTTCACAATTACTTAATTTACCAGGTTACCAAAAATTAGTTGAAATAACTAAAGAAAAGAATGTAACTACTGATAGTTTAAATAAATTTATCACAGATCTTTTAGCTAAAGATCCCGATTCATTCATGCAAGTTTTCGATGGTTTCTATAGTACAATTGGAAGATACCCACAAGGTAAAACAGTTGAGTGGAATAAAATCAAAAACACTAAACTATATGGCGCAATTATTGGGCCTATGAGTTACCACGTAACAGATTATTTAAATAATAATGGAACATATCAAGAATCATTGACAGAATTGTTATCTAAATTAGAAGTAAAACAATTATATTTAGATTTTGCCCCAAAGAAACAAGAGATGATGTTACATCTTAAATCTTTTTCTACAACTGGAGTTAAATTTACATTCGAGGCACCAAATCAGTCTGTGTATAGCCCAGATAATGGTAAATTAGGATTTAAAATGAAATAATATATTAATATATAGATAAAGAAAAATAATAAAAACTATGAATTTTCAAAACTTTCTTAACGAGAAATATGGCAAAGATGACATCAACACTGCGTATGGCTTCTTTGGTGCCATGGAAGATGTGCATAATGAAAAAATAGCATACGAAATATTTGATGCAGCTGTTAAAGACTTAATGAAAGAATTTGGTCTTAAAGATGCTGAAGCAGTAGCTTTATTAAATAGCAAAGCAGGTAGACAAGCAGCTGATGCAATTATTGCAGGAGAATGTGAAGATAATGTTGTTGCAGGAATGTATTGGTACTTTGGCAAAAACAACAAATCAAAAATTGTTAGTGCTGCTAAAAATGCAATTAGCGAATCTAATGAATTAGATGAAGCTTCTAAATTTGGAGCTCCAGCTGGTTTAACTAAAGCTCAAACTAAAAAGGTTGCAGAAACTTTAGCTAAAGCAATGTCAAAGGCTGATAATGCTAAAGTAACAGTTAATCTTAGAACATTAGAAGAAGATTCTTTTGATTTAGATTATGATGGAGAAGAATATGACGGTGGTTCATATAATATTTATGACGATGGTTCTGTTGTCAATCATGCAGTAACACCTAATGAAATTTATGGAACTTCTGATTCTTCAGTTGAAGATTTTATTAAAGGTTTAAAAAAGCCTATTAAAGAATCTGAAGAAGTAACAGAATCTAAAATTACTTTAAAAAGACAATACACTGAAAATTATCCAGCTAAAACAACTGGAAAACACGCAGCTATTAGAAATAAAATCATCGAAGCTTTAAAAGACGGTGAATTAACTAAAGAAGAATTTGACACTTTAGTTTCTGGTTTAACAGAAGATTCTAAAAGATGGTTAAGAAGAAATTCAACATTCTTTAATATTCAGGAAGATAAAGTTGGTTTAACAAAATCTGGTCAAAAAATTGCAGCAGCTATTTACAGAACAGATAATAAATTAAAAACAAACGAAAATAGCAATACAAACATGGAAACTAAATTCATTTATGAATCATTTTCTGAATTCGTTAATTCAATTGATGAATCTTTTGAATTAGTTTCAGAATCATTTAAATCATCTATGTTAGCTGGTTTATTTACAAGACAAGGTAAATTTGATGCTACATTAGCAAAAGCATTTTACGGAGCTACTAAATTAAAATTAGATCAAATTGAAGATGAAGATTTAATTACTACAACACCTGCATTAGCATACAAAAACAAATTAGAAAGCTCTATTGTTTTTTATATCTCTGATGTAGAAAAACCAAATACGTATGCACCTTCAGATGCATATTATACAAGTAAAACAATTCCAGGTGAAGGCTATTTATTGGCTGTAGCTTCAGGAGATAATAAATTCTATGATAATGTTTGGACTGGTGGAAGATGGGACAGAAATCCAAAAAATAGAACATTAAAACAAGTTGATAACAATCCAAGCGATTCAATTGGTATTAATAAAAAATACAGCGGATGGGATGCAACAGGACTTTACAATGTTAAAAGAATTTCAGAAGTAGCTGATAGAGCAATTGTAATCAATACAGCTTTATTGAGACAAAAATATTCAGCAGAAGCTGAAAGAGCAGAAAGAGCAGCGGCTAAAAAAGGTGCAATTGCATTTAAATCAGATAAAGATTTTAAAGCCGAAAACATGGCAAGATATAATCAAATCATTGCTCAGAAAGCCACTCAAATGCCAATGGACAGTTTAGTTTCAAAAGCAATCGAAAGAATGTCTGAACAAATCAAAGACGGTTTAGCTAAACAAACTAAAGGACGTTATGGCGAAATTATCGTAGGTACAAATGCAAAAGGCGCTGAAGCTAAATTAGCAGATGTTGCTAATCACATGCAACGCATCTTAGATGATTATTCTGGATATGTTCGTGTTGTTGCACAACAAGAAGATTCAGTTGCTAAATACGGAGAAGCAGAGTCTTGGTATAAAAGAGAAGTTGAACAAAAAGCAAAAGAACTTAAAGACAGACTTGATAAAATAGAATCATTCTCTTATATCTGGTAATTAAAATAAAACAAAATAGATAAATATAAAATAAAACAAAATAGACAAGTATAAAATGAAACACATTAAACTATACGAAGAATTTGTTAATGAAGACAAAAGCAAAAAGAATAGATTTTTAGGAGTCTTTGCCCCTGGTAAAGAAGTATTCCAAAGAGTAATAAAAAAAGTAGATGCATCATCTATTGAGGATTTGATTAAGTACACTGAATCTAACGGAGATGAGGTTGAAAGACATGGTACCTCAGCATGGGCAACAACCAAAGAAAGTAGAGAAAACGGACAAACAGTATGGAGTTATGATGGAAAAGATTTAATGTTTGTTAATCCAAATACACCATCAATATACGACGAATATATTCGCAAGAAAATAAAATAAAACAAAATAGACAAGTATAAAATGAAACATATTCAATTATTCGAACAATTTATTAACGAAGCTAAAGCTGAAGTTAAATTAGGTAGAGTGACACCTAAAAACATAGATGAAAAGGCACAACAGGTGTTAGAAGTTTTACAAGGAGCAGTTGGTAAAACTATTAACGGAGAAGAACTTAAAAAAATGGTTGGTAGAAACTGGGGAGGTCCAGGCGCAAGTAAAGGTCTTAAAAATGCTAAAATTGAAATTATTGCAGTTCACGTAGGACACAATAACAGTTATATTTCTATGCAGTTTGTATATAAGACTGATTCAGATTTATTCGATAACCACGCCGAAGGTAATCAAAAATTAAAAGATCTTGAAGGTTGGGCCAAAGTAGCAGACGGTATGCGTTCTATGAAAGCAATCGACGGTAGTAATAAAGAATACAAAAGCGATGCATCACACCAAGTCAAAGAACTTGTATTTAATAGTTTAAGTCCTAAAAACTTAGAAAATGCATTATCTATTTTAAAATTAGGTGATATTATCCTATAAAATAAAACATAAACAACATGAAGCATATTCAATTATTCGAACAATTTATTAATGAAGCCAGATCTGAATTTAAAGTAGGCAGATTAACACCTAAAAACATAGATGAAAAAGCACAACAAATATTAGAAGTTTTACAAGGAGCTGTTGGTAAAACAATTTCTGGAGAAGAACTTAAAAAAATGGTTGGAAGTAACTGGGGTTCAAGCGCAAATAAAGGTCTTAAAAACGCTAAAATTGAAATTATTGGAGTTCACGTAAATCACAATAACAGCTATATTTCTATACAACTTGTATATACAACAGATTCTGATTTATTCGATACTTGGGCTACCGGTAATCAAAAATTAAAAGATCTTAAAGAATGGACTGATCAATTTGATAGAATGATGCATACCAAAGCAATTGATGGTAGCATTGAATACAAAGATGACGCGGCGCACATGGTCAAAGATCTTACATTTAATAGTATGAGTCCTAAAAAATTAGAACCTACTTTGTCTATTTTAAAATTAGGTGATATTATCCTATAAAATAAAACACAAACATGCCAGCAAAATCAAAAGCACAACAAAGATTAATGGGACTAGCATATTCAGTTAAGCAAGGTTACATGAATATTGCTCAAGTTGGTGCAGAGTATAAAGATAAAGTTAAAGAACTTGTTAATTCAATGAGCATCGAACAACTTAAAGATTATGCTACTACACCGCATGAAGGTTTACCAGATACAGTAGAGTCAGATTCAAATGAATCTATGGGTTTTGCAACTGGATCAAATGGACCGCAATCTGTTGGAATGCCAGGTATGGGTATGGGCAAAATAGCTTTACCAGATTTAGGTACAGGCGCTGTTGGTTCTGGTGATAAACCAGCCGGTAGAGGTGATGCCGATGATGAATACGAAAAAGAAAAGAAGAAGAAAAAGAAACGCGAGAAAAAGCTAGCGAAATCATACGAATCTTTTATTTTCGAAAAGTATGGAAAGCTTTAAATAAACAAATTAAAAAAACTCAGTATAAAAGCTGAGTTTTTTATTTTATAAAGATATGGATATATTCAAAATATTTAAAGTAGATTATGAAAAGTGGTCGCATGCAGCTATTGACAAAATAATCAAATGCGTAGATACTTCTAATACTGAAGAGCATTTTCAAACTTGTAAAAGAATGATAGATCAATTTGTGTTAGCGTCTGTTGTAAATTCTAATTTTAATGCAGATGAATTACAAAGAATTGTCAAATTACTAAATACATATTTAAATACTAAAAAAAGTCTAACCGTTGGTTAGACTTTTTTATTTAACGACCTTGTCCTCTATACTTTTTCTTGTAGTTTTTAGAGTGCTTGTTGTTAGATTGTTTCTTTGATGCTTTACCAGATTTTTTAGTCTTTTGAAAAGCGCCACCGTTTGGAGAAGAAGCTTTAGCCATTGGTTATCAATAGTTTATTTAAGTCGGTTATTCGACAAACTATTTATTAAAAAAGTTGCTAAAATATTTTTATATTTGAGATTTTTTTTGTATATTTACTACATAATTAAAAGAAAGAAAAAATGAATACACAAGATAAAGATTTTGCGCCTCTTATATGGGCCGCAGTTCAATGTTATAATAAAGCAAGCAGCGATTATTCTAAAAAGAAACTTAAAGAAGCTTTAAAAGATTGTTTAAAAAAATGGAGCGATCAACCAGTTAAAATGATTTCAGAGGCAGTTCAAAACTTAAATGTAGATGGTACTAAAAATCCATTTGATTTAATGTGGACTGACAGAAATATTTTCGGTAAGATTAATAATAAATCTATGATTGTGTGGGAGCATACAACACCTTTAAATGAATTTTATCAAACGTTAGTTAAATGTAAATCTTTTGAAGAAATAGAAATGGCTCTATCAAATTATAGTGGAGTGTGTTGGATCACTAGAGATGAAGATAATCTTTTAAATAAGAATAAATTTAGATCTAATAGACCAGGTGGATGGGAGTCTTGTTATAGTTCATGTGGAATTAAACTTATTAAAAAATAATGAAACCATATACAATTTATTATTTACACTACAAAGATGAAATGTTATTAGTTCCAAACTGGAGCAATAAGTCTGATTTTGTTGCATGTGTAATGGCTGAAGATGCTCAAATGGCCATAGATAAAGTAAAAGCATTTACATGTGGCTTTATTAAAGTTATGGGAGTTGCCTCGGGTAGAGAAGATTGGGTGAATGAAAATGGTCCAATCGATAATGGTAAAATTATGCCGTTAGGTGGTTGGCCAAAAACTGAAACAAATTAATTCGTATAAATATAATATCTAAAACATAATCTATGAACATATTAGACCAAGCAAATAAGATTATTAATGAACGCTCTGAAGAAAAAGAACGTCAATATGGTCCATTTGAAGAAGGTATGCGCAGAGCCGCACAAATTGCCAGCGGTATGACTGGTAAAGATTTTTCTGGTAGTGACATGTATGCAGCTTTAGTTGCATTAAAATTAAGTCGTCACTCATACAACTACAAACAAGATAATTTATTAGATGCAGTAGCTTACTTAGGTGCTCTAGATAATTATGTTGAAAAATTCGGTTATAAAGACACTGAAAAACCAGTTACGAATGAATAATCAAGAGTTTAGTTATTTTACAGACTACGTTACTGACAAATCAGCTAAGATTGGTATTTCAGCTCTTGTTGGTAAATTAAGCCCTAAGATTAGTTCACATAAATCTGCGTGGTGTTTTATGATTGCCAATCAATTGACAAATGCTGGATTTGAAAGCGTAGATGTTATCACATCAAACGAAACTGATTGGAATAACTATGACATTATCTTAATCGATCATGGTATGGAATTCAAAGGCAACTTTAATATTTTTGGAGGAGCTAATGATGATTTATATAATCAAATAATTCGCATTAAGAGTAAAGTTAAGATGTACAGTTTACATCATGAGATGCCATGTATTGGTGCTTTAATCGAACAACGATTAAAAACAGGTACAGATTTGTTTAAGACTTTAGAACAAGACATTGATTTGATCAAAGGTATTTGTGCTAATGACATTCCTAAAATAGATCATATTGAAAAAACAGACAAACTTTGTTTTGGTGATAGTCACTCATTTGGAATGTATCAAGCTGGTTATATGTGTCAAAGACACGATGGTTTAACAATGCACGGCGCTCTTAAAAGAGGATTAGATTCTTACATTTATCCATGGATAAAAACACTAACGTGTTATATGGGTAATATTGATGTTAGACATCACTTGATGAGACAAGCTAATCCTAAAAATGCAGTTGAAATCATGATGAAAAATTATGAGCAACAACTTAAATCATTACAAGAAAACGGAGTTAGTAACATCGAATTGATCCATGTTTTACCAATAGAAAACGAATCAAGAGTTTTGCCAAAGACCGGTTACTATAAAGACACTCCATTTTATGGCTCTTGGTTAGAACGTACTCAATTGTCTAAAGAAATCAATAACTATATTGATGAAATGTGTAAACGAAATAATTGGAAAGTTTACAAACATTCAGATGTTTATTTTAATGATAAAGGCGAATTAACGTTTGATGTGATGGAACAACCAAAATCTGTTCATATTTCTAGAGAATATTATAGATGGGACATGGCAGCAAATTGCCCAAACAAAAGATTAGAAAAGAAAACAATGTCCTTATTTTAGGATTTAAAACCAATATTTATGAAATATTTATATTTTTCTGCACCTTGGTGTGGCCCATGTAGAATGTTAGGACCAATTATGGAAAAGGTTAGTCAAAAATATGCAGTTGAAAAAATCAATGTAGACGAGAACGAAGAGTTATCAACACAATTTGGAATTAGAAGTGTGCCTACTGTTATTTTAGTAGATGAATCAAACACAGAATTAGAACGTCTTGTTGGTGTAAAAGCTGAAGGAGACTATTATGATATTTTTGAAAAGCATAACGCGTAATGAAAATTCAAACTACAAGATATTACGACGAGTTTATAAGATACTTTGATCTTGCGCAAAAGCAGCAAGATCTTTGTAATTTAGGAACAGTTGGATATATGGAAAGCAATATGGGCGATTCTTTAATGGAGCACATAGAACTTTATGATGTTGTTGAAAGAAAATATGCAGGTTTTTCTCAAATCGTAAACGATATTTTTTATGGTTGGACACCAGAGCATCCTTATTGGGATAAAATGAAAAATGGCATTTACACAACACAACGAGAAGAAGTTGCTAAAAACTGGACAGGAAAGCAGAAAATATTTGGATTAGAAGAATGGCTTTATCTTTTTATTCTACACAGAGTTACAGGTTCTGGCATTAATTATGCAACTAAACCTTCTGGTTATCACAACACAATCTTATTTCATTTACATGAATGTGATACTATAGAAGATATGTGCGAAGTGATTAAATCACACCAATATCCATTTTATACTTCAGTTGGTTATCAATTTCCAGCCTTTCCAAAGCCACCAGAAAATCAAACTAATTCAGAAGATTTATTTGTTGGTATGTCAGGATTTTCTAACGAAGTAAAATACACTTACAAAAGAGGTGGAGATTATTATCTTTGTGAATTTGCACCAAGATTAGCTAGAGAATTAGCAACATATTTAACAACTGGAGAAAAGAAACAACTTAGAGAATTAGGTGAATGGCTTTTTAAATGGAACTATGATAATGGTTTAAGAGCTTATAGATTTCAATATGCTGCAGTTATTGCAGACATCGCAGATTGGTACCCAGAATATGTTGTTAGAGAATCTATGTTTTACTATGGAACTAACGCAGTAGAATGTATTGGTTATTTAGCAGATCCTGAAAATGGTAAAGGTAATAAAAAAGGAGAAGAATTCTTAGATGCTGTTATGACTAAGATCTACGCAGATACAGGATCGCTGCCATATAACGCAGAAGATGTGGCCTGTGATTATATTAGATGGATCGAAAACTACTTAAGGCCAGGAAAAGATTACAACCACGTAGATATGGACACAGTCTGGAATAGTAGCGTAATAAAAGATCATCCGTTTGGCAGACAAAAAGCCATGTTAGATTTAGGTATAGTTAAGACGTTTAATGGAATGACTAGTCACCCATCAGATGATAAAATTTTAGTAGAAGCTGGTCTAACAGTAGATCAATATAAAGAAATGGTTAAAAAAATATACAAATAATGAATACTCTATTAGCAGAAGATTTTATAAGACCAGATGCTTGCGAATTACCAAAAGCAAAAAAGAAATATCAGCATGCAGAATCTTTGTTTGAAGACGAAGGTGTTCATTATACAAACATTGAATATCCAAATACGGCTGATGTTAAAATGAAAAATGGCAAGCCTATTGAATCTTGGATGAAAGATTGGACTCAAGAAGAACGTTTTGATAAATTCTTTGAATTTTGCGAAGCCTTCGATAAAAGACAAGACAAATTATTAGCCGAAGATTATCAGATATTTTCACACAGATTACACTGGCATGAACATCCTTTTTGCGATTTAATGAAAGATGTGACTGATCCAATGAAAAGACTTTGGTATACTTTGGTGTTTTCATTTACTAATGAGCATTGGGGAACTTTAAC